CTACAGCACAGGAGCTCTTACAGGTTATGACGAAAGCCAACTCAGAGAACAAACCGTTGTTAGTGATAGCTGAGGACTTTGGAGACGAGGCACTGGCTACAATGATCGTTAACAAGATGCGTGGAATCGTACAAGTGTGTGCGGTTAAAGCGCCAGACTTTGGAGACAGAAAGACTCTAATCCTAGAAGACATCGCAGTGTTAACAGGCGGACAGTTGCTATCCAAAGACAAAGGGCACAAGCTTGACAAAATATCTGCAGCTAATCTAAGTCAGTACCTTGGAACATCAAGGCTCGTAACAGTATCTAAGGACGAAACAACAATCGTCGACGGTAAGGGAGAAACAGAGAAAATTGAAGCGAGAGCAACAGAGATCAAAGAACAGATCGAGAAAGCAACATCGTTCTTCGAAAGGGAAAAGCTACAAGAACGCTTAGGCAAAATGATAGGTGGAGTAGCAATCATAAACGTTGGAGGAAACTCTGAGGTTGAGATCAAAGAGAAGAAAGACCGCGTAGAAGATGCACTGTTTGCAACTAAAGCTGCATTAGCAGATGGTATCGTACCTGGTGGTGGAGCAACGCTATACAGAGTGGCTCTTAACCACAGAGCAGAAAATAACGATAATATATCTATAGCTAGGGACATTGTACGTAACGCTTTACAAGCCCCTTTCAAAAAGATCTTATCTAACGCTGGCATTGAGAATTGGTTCGAAAACATACCAGGCGAAGGTCAAGTGTACGACGCAAAGAATCACAGATTGGTAGACGCTTTTGAATCCGGCATCATCGATCCAGCAAAGGTTGTGATAACTGCGCTAAAAAACGCCGCTTCTGTCGCTGGTACAATACTCACCACCGAGTCTATCGTGTTCCAGAAAAAGGACAAGGACGAGAGTTCGCAACTCGATCCTATGGCTGGAATGATGTAATACAAAGCGGCTTAATCGCCGCTTTTTTTAATAACAATAAAAAGTATGTATGTTCTTAAATAAGTGCACCACAAAAGAAAGTCTTGACCAAACAAACGGTAGGGATCTCGAGTACTATCTAAACATCACCAAAGATTATAATCACGACTACACTTTCGTAAAAAAGCAAATAGATGGCTTCAACGTAATAGACGACGGCGAATTCAAATATGGTACCAAAACGAAGATGGCAGATTTCTTCATATCGCAAGTGCAAGAGGACACGCTAGTATATGTTTGTCCGCGCAGCGGGTTTGCTCCATACTCCCTCACGTACCTAGCAAAGAAGTATAATAAAAAACTGTATCTAGTAATGCCAGCTTCAGAGAAAGCATCAGAACACCAGCTCACAGCGATCGAGGAGGGAGGAATACCGCTTTTCGTAAGGATTCCAGCGATGCCAACAGCAAACATATGGGCAAAGAAGTTCGCTGAGAAGATGGGAGCAAAGTACCTTCCATTTGGTCTTAAACACGAGATGGTTGTGGCAGGAGGAGTTAGGGTGTTTTACGACAACTTCAAAGACACGGACATAAAAACCATGTGGAGCGTGTTTTCCACAGGAGTCTTATCTCGCACCCTACAGATAGCTCTACCAAAAACAGAATTCAACGCTGTCGCAGTGGCCAGAAACATTCAAGAGGGAGAACTCGGTAGAGCAAACTTCTACAGCTACGATAAGGCATTCACGAAGGACGCTAGATTTAAACCGCCATTTGATTGCGTTTTAACTTACGATGCTAAGGGATGGGAAATGTTAAAAAGCCACGGGAAACAAGGAGACTACTTTTGGAACGTTGCACCAGCAATGAGGAAGCCAAACATAAAACCAAGCGACGTAGATTCGAATCGAGTATGGGGAGACTTCGGTGACTTTAAAAAGTACTGCGATTATTGATTTGTCAGATTAAAATAAAAGTTGTAAATTACAGTTATGAAACAGAAAAAAAGCATATTGCAAGAAGCTCATGACATAGTCTTCGAAAGAAACGAAGAGAAGGAACGCATGTACGGACAGTTCATAGAAGGCATGGAACAGACAGCTAGAATAGCTTCTGAAATGTCAAGGAAGGAAATCACAACACAAGACGCTTACAACGTACTTATAGCCTTAAAACTATCTAGAGCTTCTTGGAATTACAAGTACGACAACTACTTAGACGCTATTGCCTACATGGCGTCGTTAGACCAGTATTTATCAACCAAAAAATAAAAGTTATGACTTACATTATTACATTTATGGGAGTAGCTCTTACGCTATTCCTAGCAGACGTGTGTTGGGCACTTTACTTCATTAAGATCGAAGAGAGAAATAGTTTCATGTCAGGTATTTATGGATCTCTCATTTACCTATTCGGTGCATTTGCTGTAACCCAATACACAGAAGACAAGAGTTTTATAATCGCAGCAGTGATAGGAGCTTTCTTTGGCACCTACGTAACTGTTGAATGGAAAAGAAAAAAGGACAAAAAAGAAAAGCAATGAAAATCAAAAAAGTAAGAGACGTAAAGACGCCTTCCAGAGGCACACCAGACAGCGCAGGCATAGACTTCTTCCTGCCTAAAGACTACATTCAAGAACCAAAAATACTGCGTCCAGGCGAATCGGTGCTGATCCCAAGCGGTATCAAAGCAAACGTTCCTGATGGATACGGATTGGTGGCTATGAATAAGAGCGGTGTAGCAACAAAACAGGGTTTAATCTACGGAGCACAGTTAGTGGACCCAGATTACACAGGAGAGATTCATATACACGTATTTAATGTATCTAATCAACAGCAAACAATTCAACCAGAGCAAAAGATCATGCAGTTCGTGTTGATTCCAATTAACTTCGAAAACATAGAATTAGTAGATGAATTACCAGAAAAGAACACAGAAAGAGGATCAGGTGGTTTTGGAAGCACCGGAGTCTTCTAAACAAAAAATATTTGATGGTGTATGCATGACTATGGCTCAAGCTGTAGCTCAACTGTCTCACTGCAAACGTAGTCAGGTGGGAGCTGTAATAGAGTCTAGGGGGAACATAGTGTCTTTTGGGTACAATGGCACTCCAACCGGAATGGACAATTGCTGTGAGGATTCTAGTGGCAACACAAAACCCTCGGTGCTCCACGCTGAAATGAACGCTGTGATTAAGGCTGCCAAGACTGGAAATTCAGTTGAGGGATCGACTCTGTACGTTACACTCTCACCCTGTGTGGACTGTGCCAAATACTTATTGCAATCCGGAATCCAGAGAGTTGTATATTTGGAAGAGTACAGAGACAAATCAGGCATAGAACTATTAAAACAATTCATAAAAGTAGAAAAGCATGTTATTTAATAATGTTACCCACGCGTTTCAAGCGTTTTACGAATACTTAGACAATGAGATACCAGAACCAAACTTCGCAGGAACAAAAGCGCTGTTCAACACTAGCTTCAGCGTAGAGAATGTCTTTGATAAAGCAGTTACTCATCCAAAGAGAAACTTCAAGCAAGATTATGCTGATTACGAATGGGACTGGTATCTCAAAGGCGATAGAGACGCAAGCGAAATATCTGAAAGGGCGAAGATATGGAAGAACATGATGGTAGCAGGTACTACAGAAGTGAATAGTAACTATGGCCATTTTTGGAACAAGAACAACCAATTGGAACGGGTAATAGATCTGCTTAAAAAAGATCCAAACACAAGACGAGCTGTGGTTGTGCATTACGATCTTGACGAGCTAGATAGATACCAATACGATACGCCTTGCAATATGGTACTTAACTTTTACGTTAAAGACAATAAATTACAACTCAGCGTATTTGCAAGAAGCATAGATCTTTGGTTCGGATTCTGTAACGACTTTTACACGTTCTCAAAACTTATGGAATTGGTATCAGAGAAGACAGGCTACGAAGTTGGAGACATGCACTGGCTTATAACTAACTTACACATATACGAAAGACATTTTAACAAAGGCATTAAATGGAACGACTAATGAGTGTACCAAGACTATCAAGACAATTCTTAGAAGAGCAGTTGGCAAAGTTAACACCAGCTTCTTACAACCCATACTATTGGCACCGTAGGTATAAGACAAAAGAAGAACTGAGTAGCAAACACCCGTTGTACGAAAGGATAGTTCACGGTGATTTCGAGCCCTCTGAGTACTATTACCAAGCTGAACACGAGACGTATCTGTTGGAAGACAAGCTTAAGACTTGTAAAAACCTAGAGCAAGAACACGACGCTAGGCAACTGTTCATGGAAAGAAGGCGTAAGTTGTTAGAGGATTACGAGAAAGAGGAGAATAAGCGTGTCCAAAAGCTAAAAACAGCGTTTCGCAACACATTTTCTATAGATAAAGAGCAACTAGAATCTATTATGGAAAACTTTGACGGAAGTTTGTTAGATTTATACCATTACTTAAAAAACAAAAAATATGAACAGTAACCCAACATCACCAAAACTAAACATCACAATAGATAAAACTATCGGTGTTGTTTGCGAACAGTGCGGATGTAATGTATTTACGGAGGTACTCATGCTAAGAAAAGCCTCTAAATTCATTACTGGTACTGCGCAAGACGCTTTGATTCCCATCCCAGTATTCGCATGCGCAAAGTGTAAGCACGTCAACGAAGACATGCTATCTCCTGACCTTAAAAATACGGAGGAGTAATTTATGGGAGACTATAGAAAAGAAATAAGTTTCAAACAGCTGGGTCCAAACGACTCTAGAACGATACTAAAGACAGACTCAATAGTAGATTCGGTAATTGATTCTTTTGTTAACAGAGCCAGTTTCGGAAAGCAAAAGTACGGAACGGATCTAGACAGAAACGATCTAAGCCTTTACCAGTGGATAGAGCACATGCAGATGGAATTACAGGACGCGATACTATATTTAGAAAAAATTAAAAAGGTTATAGGTGGAAAAAGCTAAACTAGAAATAAACTATGCTTATCAAAAAGGAGTATCATACAGTCAATTCTCTATGTATTCTCAGTGTGAGTATCAATGGTATTTGGCTTATGTAAAGAAGAAGAAAGTTTTCAAACCAGGTATCCATCTCTTATTTGGTACTTCATTTCACGAAACGTTACAGAACTATTTGGAAGTCATGTACAACCAGTCTATAACCGCCGCAAACGAGATTAATCTGTCCGAGTACTTGGAGACTAGAATGATAGAGAACTATAAGAAGGACTTAGAAGACAACAACAACGAGCACTACACAACAAAGGAGGAGATAAAAGAATTCATAGAAGACGGTACAGCTACTTTAGAGTGGTTCAAGAAAAACAGAGCGAAGTACTTCTCAAAGAAAGACACAGAATTAGTTGGTATAGAAATTCCAGTGCTACAGTCGGTTACAGATTACAGTCCTAACGTGTTGTTGCAAGGCTACATAGACTTCATACTGTATCACAAGGGTACAGATACTTACACAATATACGACATAAAGACTTCCACCCGTGGTTGGACAGACAAGGAAAAGAAAGATACAACCAAACTCAGTCAGATACTACTTTACAAACACTTCTACTCCAAAGCTCTAAACATAGATCAGGACAAGATAGACGTAAAGTTCTTCATAGTAAAGAGGAAGATATACGAAAACCTTGATTTCCCAATCCCAAGAATACAGGAGTTCTCTCCAGCAAACAAAACTAAGAAAGTTAAAGACGCATATACCAGGTTAGAGAATTTCATTAAGGAGTGTTTTACACCTGACGCAAAGTACAACACTGAGCGCGTATACAAAAAGAACTTAGATGGTTGCAAGTGGTGTCCGTACAGAGACACTCCAGACTTGTGTAATAAGAAAAACGAAGAATAGCTGTATATTTCTATATTTATGTATATTTATATTAAAAGAATATGGAAAACAAATTTGCAACAACAACCGTAAAGATGCCTGAAAAAATGTATCAGGACTTTAAGATAATGGGAGTTAGGACTTCGATAAACTTTCAGGACTTGGTAAACAGATCAATGTTCCTTTACATGACAGACTCTGATTATCGTTACAAGATTCATCAAACTTACAGTACTCACTATACAGGAAGTGACTTACTAAACGCAATAGGAAAATAAAAGTATATGCAAAAACTACCAGAAGGTTACATTGAAAAATCAAAAAGAAAAAAGATCTTGCTAATGTGTGACGATATCAGATTCAACTCTGGTATAGCAACAATGGCAAGGGAAATAGTTGTGGGTACTTCTCACAGATTCAATTGGGTAAACGTGGGAGCTGGCATCAATCACCCCGAACAAGGAAAGCGATTAGATCTCTCAGAAGATACAAACAAAAACACAGGCATTCCAGACGCATCAGTTACACTTTATCCAAGCAATGGTTATGGAACACCAGAGCTAGTGAGACAGTTGATAGACATGGAAAACCCAGACGCTATCATGCTATTCACAGATCCAAGATATTGGGTGTGGTTGTTTCAAATGGAGAACGAGATTAGGAAGAAGATTCCCATTTTATATCTGTCTATATGGGACGATTATCCAGCTCCGTTATACAATAAGCCTTACTACGAGTCTTGCGATCTACTCATGTCAATATCTAAACAGACTAAAAACATTCATGAGTTGGTCCTTGGAGACAAAGCTAAAGATAAAGTGATTACTTACGTACCACACGGTATCAACGAAAAGCTGTTTTTCCCAATAAACGAATACATGAAAGAAGACTATGAGAATTTACAATCGTATAAGAAGAACCTGTTCGGAGAAGATCAACCAGAATTTGTTGTTTTCTACAACGCTAGGAACATACGCAGAAAGTGTACCTCCGATCTTATTGCAGCTTACGCGTTGTTTTGCGATAGCATAGGAAAAGAGAAAGCAAAGAAGTGTAAGCTACTATTGCATACTCAGGCCATGGACGAGAACGGGACAAACCTAAACGCTGTCGTAGAATTGCTTTGCGATCCAGAGTATCAAAAAGTGCAATTTGAGCAAAGCGTGATACCGACTCAAGCGCTAAACCTAATGTATAACATGGCTGACGTTACGGCTTTAATAAGCTCTAACGAGGGTTGGGGATTATCGTTAACCGAATCGATGATGGCAGGGACTATGATTATAGGTAACGTTACTGGAGGCATGCAAGATCAAATGCGTTTCGAAGACGAGACTGGGAAGTGGGTTGAATTGAATAAAGACTTCCCATCAAACCACTACGGTAGGTACAAGAAGTCTGGAAAATGGGCAGTACCAGTGTTTCCAACAAACCTAAGCATAGTTGGATCGATACCAACCCCTTACATACTAGACGATCGTTGCGACTTTAGAGACGTTGCTAAGGCCATCGAGGAAGTATACAACCTATCACCAGAAGAGAGAAAAGAGAGAGGCATGGCTGGTAGAGAGTGGGTAACATCTGAAGAATCCATGATGACTGCCATAAATATGTGTAAGAACGTTATATCGTCTATAGAGAACACCTTCGATGCGTGGAAACCGAAGAAGCAATTTGAACTCATAAAGATAGAAAAATTACCAAGAAAACAAATCAAACACAAATTAGTATATTAATATGAAACCGTTATGCGTAATTAGTTGTCCCATAGATACAGCAAGTGGATATGGGGCTCGAGCAAGAGACTTTGTTAAGTCGCTGTACGAAGCAAGAAAAGATCAGTGGGAAATACAGATACTGTCTCAGAGATGGGGATCTACGCCTTGGGGATACATAAAGAATCACGAACAAGAGTGGGGCTGGCTAAATCCACTAATTAATAGAACAGGGCAGTTAACAAGACAGCCCGATTATTGGTTCCAAATAACTGTACCCAATGAATTCCAACCTATAGGAAAGCTAATGAACGTTGGAGTTACAGCCGGAATAGAAACAACGATATCTCACGCTTCTTGGATAGATGGCGTTAACAGAATGAACCTAACGCTAGCGTCCTCAGAGCATGCGAAGAACGTGTTTAAGAATTCACAGTTCGAAGAAAGAGACCAACAGGGCAACGTCAGAAGACAGATAAAGCTTGAGAAGCCAGTAGAAGTGCTATTTGAAGGCGTTGATCT